GATTGGCCAGAGAATGTTAGTGGTGCCAGTGGCAAAGGCTTTGAGTGGCTACTGCGTTGCGCCTTTGATGGTGAGTTTTGTCCTAACTGCGCCGACGCTTGCCAGCAATGGTCTGGCTGGCTTTCTCGCAAAGAATTTGATATCGTGGGCGTTAAGGTCGCCATGCGTGGCAAAGAATCTGGACACGACACGACAGGCGTGTTGCGATTGGTGTGAATAACTTTCCCCTTGACAAGAGCCCTTTCCTGTGGTATATTATAGTAATCATACGATAGAAAGGATTGCTGAAGCCATGTAAAATTTTTCCCAAAGCTAGCCACCTGTGATGGGTGGCCTGAATTTAAGGGGAGAGCGTGCATTGGCCGTACCCCGTAACAATTTACCTCTGAAACCTACGCTTGAGGCGCGCCAACACAGCGTGACGGACGAGGCGCCTCTACCACGAGGGTCTGCTAAAGGATATGGCGGTTGGAGTCCGTGTAAGAGTTAAATACTCACCACTCAATCAGACCATCGTGATGGGAGGTAACTTGGCACGCAACCTGCCGCACGCGCGATGCCAACTTACTTTAAGAAAGTTATTCACGATGCTTGACAAACCCCTGTTTCGGTGTTATATTATAGGTATGATGAACGAAAAGCAAAACGACCCTACTCGCGCAGCCGACTCTCAAGACCATCGCCCCGCGCAGGATCAGTCTCCGACTAACCAAGGTTTTGACTCTTCCGAATTAGATCCCGAAACCCAACGTCTTATCGATGCCGCATGTGAAGGCGTGAAAGTTCCTTCTGAGGAAGAGGTGGAAGCCACTCAGCAAGTGCAGAATTGGCGCAATGTATTTGCCACTGATGGTGGCTGGCCCGGTGACGGTTCCGGCATGGACGACCTTGCTGATTTCAATCAGATGGAGGGTCACGATATGTGAATAACTTTCCCCTTGACAATTACATTCTTTCGTGTTATATTGTATTATGTTAAACGACCCTTATAGCCAGATGACCGACGACGACCACGCTGACCTGTGTGCGTGGATGGACGACCTTGACGCCGAGCCGGTGTATGATGACCCCGGCCTACGGTGTGGGTGTGAGGATGCCCCTTGTTGCGGTCACTAATTTGACCATGAGTCTACGCTTGAGAGACAGCGTGTTGGTCGCCGGAGATACTGCCATGCCACATGAGGAGGCAGCTCCGAGACTCACCTTTAAGTAAGTTGGCATCGTGCGTGCGGCACATAGCGTGCCACCTTACCCCCCTTTTCAGAATTACTTTTTTTTAAAAAAAAGGACGTTTGCCCTTGACAAACTGCGTTTGTGTGTTATATTATAGGTATGACAAAGAAAGACTTCGAATTCGTCGCCGCTCTCATCTCTGCTGTGCGTGACTTTAATGATCGCCAGATGCTCGCAATCCTTGCCGCAGCCAAGTTTTCCAAGGAAAACGAACGGTTTGACGTTGATCGCTTCAACGCAGCGTGTCGAATACTCGACCAACAGCCGTGGAAGGAGTCAGAACCGGTGAGTTGACCCGTTGAGGTCGAAAAATTCACTTTTTTTGGGGTACTAGCTCAAACTTTGGCTAATATAAAAGCCGCCACCCTTTTTCAGATCGAAAAGGAAGTCTTTTTCTATAAAGAGGTGGTCGGGGGTAAAAATATATCTGCCCGAAAAAATCAAACCCTCTCAATAATTATTAATAAATATTCGTCTGCGCGTATAAACGCGCTAAATTTTGACGTTTTGGACCTTTGCCGCTAGAATAAAAAACTAATGAGCTGGATCCAGACAACAAAAAGCGTAATGAAGGTGTCGCACTCTCCTCAGTCTGCTTTAGAAGCTTGTTTTAGAGACAGAATGGATGTTGAAGTTGTTGAAGGTGATGTTGAAGATGAGAGTTTGGACGTTGTTTATATTGATGAAAATAAAACTTATGAAGATACAATAAAAAATTTAACAATTTGGCTTCCTAAAGTAAAATATAACGGTTTTATTTGTGGAAGTAATTATAGTGGTGAGACAAAACGCGCAGTAAATAAATTTATAGTTGATTATGTTGTAAAACATGGGCCTAGGAATTGGCAAACACCTATAAAAAGATTTCCAGATAAGAGTTGGCTATTTAGAAAGATATGAAAGGTATAATCTTAGCGGGAGGAAACGGCACCAGACTGTATCCAACTACGCAAATCCAAAATAAAGGACTTTTGCCGGTATATGATAAGCCTATGATCTACTATCCTCTTTGTACTTTGATTGAAAATGGGATTAGTGATGTTTGTTTAATTTCTTCTCCAGAGCATATAAATAAATATAAAAAAATATTTAAAAATATTCATCAATTAGGTATATGTCTTTCTTATAAGATTCAAAAGAAGCCAGAAGGTCTAGCTCAATCGTTTTTAATTGCTCAAAGATTTATAAAAAAAGATAAAGTTGCTTTAATCCTAGGGGATAACATCTTTTCTGGTGGAGGTAGGGTGTTTAAGAGGGCGTTTCATAATTTTAGATCCGGCGCTATTATATTTGGCTATGAAGTTCATGATCCTGAAAGATATGGAGTTATAAACTTTAAGAAAAGTGGAGGTGTCATGAGCGTAACAGAGAAGCCTGAAGAACCGAGTAGCAACTACGCTATTCCGGGGCTATATTTATTTGATGAAAATGTAGTTAAATACTCTAAAGAGATAACCCCTTCTCCGAGAGGAGAATTAGAAATTACTTCTGTTATTAATAAATATGTTGCTAACAATAAATTAAAAGCTTTTAAGTTAAATCGCGGCTGTGCATGGCTAGATGCTGGAACTCCTAAATCCTTACATGAGTCATCAGAGTACATTAAAGTTATTGAAGAGAGACAAGGAATCAAAATAGGATGTATAGAAGAGGCTGCTCTTAACAGAAAATTTATAAACAAGGTAGAGTTAAAACAAATAGCGGCGGAAATGCCAGATAGTGATTACAAAAGTTATCTAGAAAGATTATTATGATATTATTGTTAGGTAAGAACGGTTATATAGCGGAAGCCTTCATGCGAAGGTTTGAAGAGCTAGACATGGATACTTATGTTGCTTCAAGAGATAAATTAGATTATACAAATTTTAAAAGTATTTTTTTCTTTTTGAAGGCAAACGGAGCTAATATTGATACATTAATTAATTGTGCTGGTTATGTTGGTAAACCTAACGTAGATGCTTGCGAAGACCATAAGGGAGAATGCATACAGGGTAACGTTATCCTTCCTCAGATGCTTTCTGACATATGTTCGGAGCTAATGATTAAATTTGTACATGTTTCTTCTGGTTGCATATATGATGGATATGAAAAAGAGTTTACTGAAGAAGACCCCCCTAATTTTTGTTTCAACTCAGAAAAAGAAGGCTCATTCTATTCGGGTACCAAGGCACTTGCAGAGAAATTAATAGATAAAGAAAATTCTTATATTTGTAGATTAAGGATACCTTTTGATGAGTATGATAACCCTAGAAATTATCTTTCTAAATTACAGAACTACAAAAGACTATTGAACATGAAAAACTCAGTAACACACAGAACAGACTTTGTAGACGCTTGCTTGCACTTAATTTCAGAGACTCACCCATTTGGTATATATAATATTACAAATACAGGGGCAGTTGACACTGAGCAAGTTTGCTCGCTCATCAGCAAGCATTTAAATTTAAATAATGATTTTGATTTTTTTGATTCTGAAGAGGAGTTTTATAAACTTGGAGCAAAAGCTCCAAGGTCTAATTGTTTGTTAGATAACTCTAAACTTTTGTCAACGGGGTTCAAAATGAGAGACACGGAAGAGGCCCTAGATGAATCTTTAAAAAACTGGAGAAAATAGAATGAGTTATTTACTATAGATATGAACTTGTTAGTTACAGGTGGATGTGGGTTTATTGGTTCTAATTTTATAGAACATGTTATAGAAAAACGACGAGTGCAAAAACTCGTTAACGTAGACTGCCTTTCTTACGCGGGATCCCTAGAAAATACAAAAAAAATTTATCAACACCCGAAGTATCTTCTAGAAAAATATGACTTGTCAAACTATGGAAAAGTATATGACACCTTTTACAAACACGACATAACACACATAGTTCATCTTGCCGCAGAAACACACGTAGATAACTCTATATTGAGCGCTGACGCGTTTTTATTGGCAAATGTACTCGGTACACACAACCTACTTAAAGCAGCCTTAAAATTTAAGACAAAGAGATTTCATCATGTTTCTACAGATGAAGTATACGGTCATCTAGGAAAGGGTGATAAGAAGTTTTCGGAAGATACTCCGTACGATCCAAGAAATCCGTACGCTGCATCAAAAGCTGCTTCTGATTTTTTAGTAAGATCTTATTTTCATACGCACAACTTACCTGTAACTGTTTCTAACTGTAGTAATAATTACGGCCCGAACCAACATAACGAAAAATTTATTCCAGTTGTTATTAATTCGCTATTAGATGACGGCACCATACCTGTGTATGGAGACGGAGCTAACATAAGGGATTGGATCTACGTAAAGGATCATTGCTCTGCCTTATGGAAAATTCTCACGAAGGGTCATGTGGGTGAGACTTATCTAGTGGGCGCTAACTGTGAAAAAACTAATTTAGAAATAATTCATAAAATTTGTAAAATACTAGGAAAGGATACTGAAGACCACATCCACTTTGTCAAAGACAGACCGGGACACGACTTCAGATACGCAATAAACAGTTCCAAGACTCAAAAAGAATTAAAATGGAAACCTAAAATAATTTTAGACAAAGGTCTCAAAAAAACGGTTAAGCATTATGCGCAACGCATCAATAACTGACGAGAAATAAAAAATGAAAATAACAGTTCTTCAGCCTAACCTTTTTCCTCTTGAAAGCTATTTTGATATAGTTAAAAAAGTTGATAAGGTAGTTTTTGCCGACGATACATTTTATAATAAAAAATGTTGGGTAAACAAAACTATTCTAAAAAAACATGAACAAAGATTTATATTTAGAGTTGCTGTCGACACAAATGAAGAGGATAAAAAAATAAGCGACCTAACCGTATCCGTATCTAACTGGCGGAAAAACTTTTTAAAAGCTGTTGCGTCTCAATATAAACAATCTGTTAATTTTGGGAAAGTGTTTCCTGTTATAAAGGAGGTGATAAAATTACCCTCCGAAAATATTTCACATATAGCTGCTTATAGCATTTTTAGAATAAGTGATCTGCTAAATATGAAAACAGAGTTCTCTCTAGCATCGGTAAATTACAAAAATCTTGAAGGCTCATTCTATAAAAAAATAATTAGCATTTGTAAACAAGAAAGAGCTAATGAGTTTTATACTTTTGGAATGTATCGTAGAACGTTTGAAACAGACTTCTTCTTGAGGAACAAAATAAAGGTTAGTTTCTTCTCATCCCCAGAAAGGGAAAGTTTCTCAATAATAGACAAATTAATGAATGACGAAACTTTATTTAAAAAATAGTGTAATTATTTTTAGCTATGAAAGAAAAGAACTGCTCCGCGAAAGAAAAGGTAAAAATTCGTGGAGCCAAAGAATTGGCTGAAGACTTATCAAAATCAAGCTCTAAAAAAGCGTCTAAAACCCCGAATCCAATCAAAAAACAAATAAAACTTGACCAATTCCCTTGGACCGAAAAACAAAAAGAGTTTTTTAAAATAGCTCTAGATTTCAATACAAAGGTCGTATTCGTTAATGGTCCTGCGGGTACGTCCAAAACACTTCTATCGGTTTATTGCGGTCTACAGCTTCTAAATATGAAGTCTATCTCAGATATTATGTATTTGAGATCAGCCGTAGAAAGCTCTGAGTCTAAATTAGGATTCTTGCCGGGTTCTGCTGACGATAAATTAAAATTCTATAATTTACCCTTCTTAGATAAGTTAGACGAATTACTAGCGAACACAAAAGCAGAGAAGCTTGAAGAAGAGAACAGAATCTCTATGTTCCCTGTAAACTTCGCTAGAGGGATGAACTGGAAGCATAAATGTATTATTCTTGACGAAGCTCAAAACAGTTCTCCAAAAGAGATAATAACGGTTCTAACCAGAATGGGCGAAGGGTGTAGATGTTTTGTTTTAGCTGACCCAATGCAAACTGACTTAAAAAACGAAAATGTACAAGGAGGATTTAACGAATTAGCTAAAATCTTTTCGGACGAAGAAAGTATTAAAATGGGTGTATATTCGTTTTTTTTCACGGAAGAAGATATTATGCGTTCAGAATTGGTTAAGTTTATAATTAAAAAATTAAAAAACTCAAGAGAGGAGAGCTAATGCATCCAATTCTGGAAAAAGAGTTCAGGAACCTAAAAGTCCTAGCCGATGAGAAAGAGGTGCCTCTTGCTATAATAGAGACGACTAGAGAGGTTGTTGCTTTTGTTTCTTCTGGCAAAAAGTTAGTATGCTTAGTCCTTGTCGAAGATAAAATTCACAATATGTTAACTTGTTTCAAAGTCAACATTAACAAATGGAGCTGGGCTGAAAACGAAGGATTCGACTTGGAGCAAGGCATTCCCGATGATCTAGCGAGTGAAATTTTGATTAAATTTAATACCCCACAAGAATATTTAGGGTATTTAGGTCTTTGAGACTCGTGTTACACTTTTTTAATTTTTAACTTCATTTATTTTGTAAGATTCTTTCCTTATTATTATAATAAATTAGTATGAAGATTTATTGTTTAAGTTGTGGATCAAAGATTGAATTTTCTCCCAATAACAAGCCGAAGTTTTGTCAAGGCTGTGGGAAAGCGTTAGGCCTTGGTTCCAATATATCAAAAGCAAAGTCAAAAAAAGAAACGAGCGTTACAGAAGAAGAGCTTGATGAAATAAGCTTACCAAATATAAATGAATTAGAAATAGAAATTGAAACTCACCAAGTAAAGGGGGAAAAGATAGAGTCCATAATAGGTACAGCCGAAGGGCAACAACCGAGACCTGACGTCGTTCGCAACGAGCAAACCGAAGAAGAGTTCCTAAAAGCGTTTAAAAAAGAAGCAGGCTCTTTAAGAAAAGGAGGCTCTAATAAAACGTAAACTAAGTTCAAGGGATGAAAAAAAATGCCTGCAAAAGAAAGCCCACGTTTGAAGAGAGTTTTGATTTCATTAATCAAGAAATAAGAAAAAGAAGAGGAAAATGGAGCTTGACTTCTTTAAACTGGATGGATTACGATGATGTTTCTCAGATCATCAGAGCGCATATCTATGAAAAATGGCCGCTGTATGATGCTGAAAAGCCTTTGGGTCCTTGGCTTAATAGAATAATATCTAATCAAATCAAAAATTTAATAAGAAACCATTATGGAAATTTTGCCAGACCATGCCTTAAATGTGAAGCAGCCACAAACGAAAGCTCTTGCAAAATATATAAGGATCAGTGCGCTGACTGCCCTTTATACGCAAAATGGGAGAAAACTAAAAAGGCGGCTTATAGTGTAAAAATTCCGTTAGCATTAGAAGATCATTCTTTTGAGATAGATTCAATAGAGTTTAATGACAGGGGGGGTACGGAAGCTCATATTAAAATAATGCATACAAAAATGCAAGAAATTTTAAAACCGAATGAATGGACAGTTTATAAAGGACTTTATATAGATCATATAGAAGAAGATGAAGTAGCAACAAACTTAGGATTAAAGTCAAATGAAAAAAATAGAAAACCCGGATACAAACAAATTAAAAATTTAAAGAAAAGTATAATCAAAAAAGCAAAAGAATGCTTAGAAAAAGGAGAGATTGAATTATTATGAAAATTGTAGATAACTTAGAAGAAAAACTATATTTTGGAGTTTCTAAAATTCCAGAAGCAGGAGTAGGAACTTTCACAGGGATGGATATACCAGAAGGAATACCCGTTTGCGAATACAAGGGAGAAATAACACAGAATAATTTAGAAGGCTCACAGCGTCTTCTAAAAAAATATGAGTATACCTTAAAGCTTGGATTTGATACGCCTCATCCAATGTACGCTCTGACGCATAGACAGCTGAATATAACTATAGATTGTCAGCCCTCACTAACTAAAGAGGAAATAGGCGCTGGCGGTTTTGTAAACGACAAGAATGGGTGGAAAGAAAGATCTCAGGAAGAATTTAAAGAGTCATATGCGTTATATACAGAGGTTGCAAAAACTGGTGGGTCGAGTCATGAAGCCAACGAAATACAAGTTGACCTAGGATATAATTGTCGTTATTGGATGCATCCAACCGAGCCGATGGCTTACTTATTGTCTTTAAGAGATATTAAATCTGGCGAAGAGCTTTATGTAGACTATGGCGAAAAGTATTGGATTCCATTTGCACAAACTTATATGAAACTTCAAGCACTTCACGCAGCGTCGAAGCCAAAAAAGGCTGACATTATTCCAAACGCCGAAAATCTTAATAAGAATGTTTCATTAGAGAATGGGAGTGAACAAATTCTATCTGAGATGACTGAGGACGTATTAAAACATATACCCAAAGAAGACAAAAAAAAATCTAAAATAAAAAAATGAGCAATCTCGAGTTAACAGAAAATCAAAAAAATGCGATTCTGGATGAATGGAATTCTCGACCAGATTCTCCACCTTCATTATTAGAACTTATAGAGATCGCTTTTCCTGAGCAAGATTTAGACGGAAGAACCAAAGAAGGTAGAGCGGTAAAAGAGTTTCTTGCAACAAGAAGCATCAAAGCTCGAGCAGCTCACGAATATCAACCAAAAGAAAAAATAGAACTTTCAGAAGAAGACGAAACCTTTATAAAAAATAACGTGGAATTTATGAGTTCGGTAGAAATAGCAAGGGTAATCTTTAAAAGCCCACAATTGACGAACCTAAATCAAGAAGCTCGTGTTGTAAGTGAGTTTATAAAATCTTTAGAAGGAGCCAGTGTTTTTGAAAACCCTGAAGAGATTCCGAATGAGGAATATAAAGCGCCTAAGACTTTCGACAAAACGCTTTATAGAATCAATAAGTATACAAATAACTCCATAAACAAAAACAAAATTACTGGGAAAATAAAAAAGGATATTAAAGCCTTAATCAACTACATAAATACTTATAGATTTACGTATCAAATTAATACTTATACTACCTCAACAGATAGAGAGCTATTCGAATCTAGTTTCGTCAGATACACAAATGATAAACCAGATTTAAGTCAAGAAGAAGTAGATCAATACATAGTCCTTTCTTCCGAGGTTGTTATAGCAGCTAGTATACAAAGACGAAAAGAGCATTTAACAGAGCTACTCGACAACATTGTGGAAGACACCGATGGAAGAGCGTCAATGTCTTTAGTAGAAGCAATAGGAAAAACAGAAACAGAATATAACCAATCAGTAAATAGACAACAAAAATTATTAAGCGACCTAAAAGAAAAAAGAAGCGATAAGCTAAAAAAACAAATAACAGAAAATGCCAGCATATTAAATTTAGTAAGACTTTGGAAAGAGGAAGAGAGCAGGAAAAAGCTTATAAGACTAGCTGAATTAAGAAGAAAAGCCGTTAAAGATGAAGTCGCAAACTTAACTGACATAGACGAAATTAAAGCTAGGGTTCTCGGACTAAACAAAGATGATATATGATCGACAGTCAAAACAATCAAGTAGTTTGCAAAGCTTGCGGTAAAGAATTTAAAACCGATAGGCAGCTACATGCTCATATCAAAGTGCATGATTTAAGGGTCGTAGGATATTATCAAAAATACTACCCAAGATACGACTTACATGACAAGCAGATCATTAAATACAAAACAAAAGAACAATATTTTTCTACAGAATTTAACTCTAGGACAAACCTAAGACTATGGCTTAAGGATAGGGATCTTGCAGAAGCGCAAGAGTATTGTAAAAACTCCCTTATAGAAAGAAAAAATAAGAAGGACCTAACATACGCTCCTTCTCAAGTAGAAATGAGGACAGTATTGATTCCTCCTATTCAATATTATAATGAAATTTTTGATGACTACTATCATTTTTGTGAATCCTTAGGCTTAAAAAATAAATACCAAAAACCCACAGAAATTATAATTGGCAAAGAGTACGAGAAGCCTCAATACTCCATACAAATAGATACGAGAGAACAATTACCATTAAAGTTTGACAATTATCCTACAGAGATTAAAACGTTATCTGTGGGAGATTATACTTTTAGTGAGCCAAGGCTTACATGCAATTGTTATATAGAAAGAAAATCTTTAGCTGATTTTATATCGACGCTAAGTGTAAAAAATTTTGAAAGATTTGAGAAAGAGATAATTAGAGCAAAAGAAATAGAAGCGAAGTTAATTATTTTAGTGGAAGACACTTTAGCCAACTCAATGAGTTTTAAATTTTTACCTTATATATCTAAAAAAATAAAAGTTACTCCCGAATATATTTTTCATAATGTTAGATATCTGATTCAAAAATATCCCCATATACAGTTTCTATTTGTCAAAGGTAGAAAAGAATCAAAAAGAGTAACTAAAAAAATATTCTTTAGTGGATGCTCTTACGAGAAAATAGATTTGCAATTAGCGTATGACACGAAAATATTATAAATAAAATGTGGTACTGTCCAGATAAATATAAAAATTATGACGCAAAAGACGTCAATGAAGAAATGAAAAAACTGAAAGGTTCTCTTTCTGACCAAGAAGCTAAGATGTCTTTGATTCAATTCCTTCACGGAAACCTAGGGCTAACGACTGAGCTAATTTCAGGCATTAAGCTGGCTCCTTATCAAGAAATTACCCTTAGGGGAATGATGGAAAAAAACTTTTCGATGTGCGTATGGGGTCGTGGCTGTGGCAAAACTTTTATTGCTTCTATCTTTTGTTTCTTACAATGTATTTTTAAACCTGAAACAAAAATTTTGGTAGCAGGCCCTACGTTCAGAACAGCTAGATTTATTTTCGAAAACCTAGAAAGAATTGTTGAATCTGAAGGAGCTACTCTGTTAATGCAATGTTTCGGGGCAAAGTCCAAAAGAAATGACCAATTTCAATGGCAAATAAATGGAGGAACAATTACAGCTATTCCTCTCAACGGAGA